CGCGATCTCGATCTGATGTTCACCTCCACGTCGATCTATGGCCCCACCATCGGGCTGGCCGCCGGGAACAGAAACCTTACCTTCCCGATGACGCTTCCGGACAACAGCGGCTCCATCGTGGTGACAGAGCAGCTGAACTTGATCCTGCCGGTCGGGACGGACAACCCGGATGATCCGCTGGCGTCCCGCGTGCCGCTCCTGCCGGTCACGAAGGAATTTCTGGACGCGGTGTATGGATCGAACGCATCTGCCAACCGTGGGCAGCCGAAGTACTTTGCGCCGTTCAACGAGAACCTGTTCTTCGTCGGGCCTGTCCCTGACGCCGCGTACAGCGTGGAAGTGGTGGCGACGTACCGACCCAACACTCTGTCTCTGGCAAACAGCCCGACGTTCATCAGCCAGTACCTGCCCGATCTCTTCATCATGGCATCGATGATCTACATCTCTGCGTACCAGCGGAACTTTGGCCGCCAGTCCGACGATCCGCAGATGGCACAGAGCTACGAGGGGCAGTACAAGGCCCTCCTCAGCGGCGCTGCGGTCGAGGAAGCCCGCAAGAAGTTCGAAGGACCGGGCTGGACGTCGCAGTCCCCAGCACCGGTCGCCTCGCCGACAAGGGGATAAGACATGCCGCACGCGTCACTGAAGCTGATCCCCGGCGTCGATCAGAACCGTACCCCCGCGCTGAACGAAGCTGCGATCTCCGAAAGCAACCTGATCCGGTTCGTTCCAGATCGGAATGGCACTGCCCTGCCCCAGAAGCTTGGTGGATGGACGAAGTTTCTGTCTCTGCCGCTCACGGACACGGTCAGGGCGCTGCATGCTTGGGCCGATACGAACAGCAATTCGTTCTTGGCGATGGGTGCTGAGGATGGGGTTTTCACCAGCGAAAGCGCAGGGGCGATCCTGAACCGATCTCCAATGTACTACACCGCAAACCCCATCGTAGACGTCGACACGGTGAGTGGGTCATCGTCGGTCACGGTCAACGATATCGGATCGTTTGTGACATCGTACGATGCTATATACATCGTGACACCGATCAGCGTCGGCGGCCTGATCCTGTCCGGCTTCTACAAGACCACGGCGTTCAACGATGATGCGTACCTGATCAATTCCGTAAACATCCTTGGCGCATCCGTTCCTGCGACGGCCCCTGCATCTGGTGGCGTCGTTCCGGAGTTCGACACCAGCACCGGAGACATCAACGTCCTCGTTACACTGCCAAACCACGGCCTCACGGCTGGTTCGACATTTGCCATCCTGATCTCGACCACGGTCGGCGGCGTGACCCTGTACGGCAACTACGTCATTCAGGAAACGCCAGCTGTAACCGCCAACACCTTCGTCATCGCCGCTCCATATGCAGCAACCTCCACGGCCTCTGTCTTCATGAATGGAGGCAACGCCCGGATCATCTACTACACCGGCCAGCAGGCGGTTCCTCCACCGGTGGGATATGGTGCCGGTTTCTATGGATTTGGCGGCTTCAGCGGCGGGTCGTTCGTCGGCGGGCGCACTTACATCCCGACTTCCATAACCATGGTGGGAACGGTCGCCACGGCCACGGTGCCGACCAGCGTCTACCTCACGCCCGGATCGGTAATCACCATCGCTGGCACCACCCCAGCCGGGTACAACGGCACGTGGGCGGTGACGTCCGCCACGGCTGGCACATCCTCCAGCACCTTCACCTTCACCATCCCAACAACGCTGGGCGTGCAGACGGTCGCCGGGACGCTGAAGGTCAACCGGTGGGCGTTTGAAGGCACGACAGACTGGTCCCTCGACAATTGGGGCGAATACCTTGTGGCGTGTCCGCACATGGGGTCGATCTTCTATTGGAACACCGCCAGCGGCTCAGACCACTGCGACATCATGCCGAACGCCCCGTTGGTGAATGAGGGCATGTTCATCTCGATGCCAGAGCGTCAGGTCATTGCCTACGGATCGACCTTCAACGGCATCCAAGACCCGCTTCTGGTCCGCTGGTGCGACGTGGGGAACTTCTCCAGCTGGGTCGGCACTGTCACTAACCAAGCCGGTTCGTACCGCATTCCCAAGGGGTCTATGATCGTCGGTGGCCTGCAGGGGCCTCAGCAAAGCTTGCTGTGGACCGACATCGCGCTCTGGTCGATGCAGTACATCAGCCAGCCGTTCATCTACTCCTTCAACGAGATCGGCACCGGCTGCGGTCTGGTGGGTCGCAAGGCTGCCTCAACCATGTCGGGCGTCGTCTATTGGATGTCCCAGAGCCAGTTTTTCCGCCTGTCCAGCGGCGGCCCGGAGCCAATCCAGTGCCCGATCTGGGACGTGATCTTCCAAGACATCGACACGGCATACTGGCAGAACGTACGATGCGCTCCCAACAGCAGGTTCGGGGAAGTGTCGTGGTTCTACCCGACGACCGGTTCCGGCGGCGTCCCCACAAAATACGTCAAGTACAACACGCTGACAGGCCAGTGGGACTTTGGAACGCTTGCCCGCACGGCTTGGATCGACCAGAGCGTCTTCGGGCCGCCCATTGGCGCTGGCAGCGACTTCTTCATCTACCAGCACGAAACGTCCCCTGACGCTGACGGCCTGCCGATGAACTCCAGCTTCAAGACTGGCTACTTTGCCCTTGCTGAAGGGGACGAAAAGACGTTCCTCGATCAGCTGTGGCCAGACATGAAATGGGGGTATTACAACGGCATTGCCAGCGCCGACGTCTCCATCACGTTCTACACGACCGACTATCCGGGCCTGCCGCCCACGGTGCATGGGCCGTATCTGGTTACCCAGTCCACCGACTACATCACACCAAGGATCAGAGCGAGACTGATCGCCATCGAGATATCCAGCAATGACGTCGCCTCGTTCTGGAGACTTGGAAATATTCGATACCGCATTCAGCAAGATGGGAAGTTCTGATGTCTTCGATCTCTGATATCCTCACAGCTGCGAAAAACATCGTGACGGCCATCAATGGTCTGGGCCAGACATACCTTCAGGTATCCGGGTCTCGCGTCTCAAGAGAGATCAGCACGGCGACGCTCGTCCTAACCGGTCAAGGCAGGCTGGCCAGAGTTGTCGTCACGACAGCCGGTGCGGTCGGTTCCATCTATGACGCATCCGTATCGTCCGCCACCGCCCCGAAAATCTTTGTCATCCCAAACATTGTTGGGGTTACTGAGGTCAACATCCCAGTCGAGAACGGAATTGTGGTCACGCCCGGAGCCGGGCAGGTCGTCACCGTCAGCTATTCGTGAGGTCACCATGAACGACACTGTCATCAGCAATGCGGTCGATCTGGCGCGCGGCGGGAAAACGAAGACCAAGACCCACAAGGGGCCGATCCACAGCAGTGTGGCTGGTCGGACAGACCACCTGCCTATGCATGTGGCATCCGGTTCGTACGTGATCCCAGCAGACATCATTTCCGCCATGGGCGAAGGCAACTCCATGGCTGGGTTCAAAGTGGCGAAGAACATTTTCTCAGCCCCCGGCCCCTATGGGCAATCCACAGGCAGTCTTCCGTACGGTGCAAGCGGCATGCCCTATGGCGTCCCGTCTCCGAAGAAGGCGGCTGGTGGTGACGTCGGGTACGAACTTCTGAAGAAGGTTGCCTTCAGCGGCAGTGGCAACGGGACGTCCCTCGCTGCACCGGCACCGGCTGCGGCAAAGCCGTCCCTTGGCGGCATCATGGGTGGCTCACGCCCGCAGGCGCAGGCACCAGCTGCAAAGACTGAACTGAACGACATGTACACCCCGTACAGCCAGAGCTACGCCGCCGGTGGCGCTACGGATGCCGTGCCTATCGTGGCCGCCGGTGGTGAGTACGTGATCCCACCAGAAGACGTGATGCATCTCGGCAGCGGGGACATCGACCACGGGCACAAAATCCTTGATGTCTTCGTGAAGAAAATGAGAGAAAAGACCATCAAGACCCTGCAAGGGCTGCCGGGTCCGAAAAAGGATTAGCATTATGGAAATCGAAGTTCGGACTGGCGTCGTCGATGATTTTGACGAGGTCATGCGTCTCGCCATCGAGGCGACAGAGGAGAACGCGCTCACCTCTCCGGACATGGGTAAGCTTGCATCGCCGATCTACGGCGTCCTGAGCAAGCAAATTCCCGGCATCATCGGGGTCATCGGCCCGGTCGGGGGCGGTCTTGAGGGGGCAATCCTGCTGAACATCGGAGAGATGTGGTACAGCAAGGAACAGATCATCGAGGAAAAGGCTATTTTTGTTGACCCGCAGTTCCGATCCGCCAAAGGTGGCAGGGCCAGAAAGCTTGCGGAATTCGCGAAGCAAGTATCGGATGCACTCCAGCTTCCCCTCTCCATCGGGGTTCTGTCCAGCAGCCGCACAGCTGCTAAGATGCGCCTTTACGAGCGTGTATTTGGTGAACCGTCGGGTGTGTACTTCCTGTACGGAGCAAAAACTGGTATGACTGGCAAAACCTGAATGGGGAACGGCTGTGGGTAAGAAAACTTCAACGACCACTTCTCAGGTTCAAATCCCACCTGAGGTGATGGCGCGCTACAACGCGGTCAACACTCGGGCTGAGGAAGTGGCGGCCAAGCCGTTCCAGAAGTATGGCACTGAAGCCAGCGATTTTGTCGCACAGATCAACGAACAGCAGCGGGCGGGCATCAACAACGTCAACGCCGCTGCTGGCGCTTACCAGCCGTATATCAATGCAGCCACCGGTGCCACCGTCGCCGGTATGGATGAAGCCAACGCTGGCGAACTCGACATCAGCAAGTACATGTCGCCGTACATCCAGAACGTGGCCGACACGACCAGCGCTATGATAGCGCAGGAGAACGAGCGCGCGCAGTCCGGAAATCTCGGCACTGCCATCAGTTCTGGTGCCTTCGGTGGGGACAGGGCTGGCATCGCTGCAGCAAACCTGTCGCAACAGCAGAACCTTGCTTACGGCAAGACCATGGCAGACATCTACAATCAAGGCTACACGCAGGCCGTTGGCACCGCTCAGCAGCAGCAGGGCGTGAACCTCAGCGCAGATCAGGCCAACCTCGCCCGCCTGACCGCCGGTGGCGCGCAGCTGGCCGGTCTGGGCACCACGGCACAGCAAGCTGGCCTTGCTGGTGCTGAGGCCCAGATCAACGCTGGTACGCTGGAGCAACAGACCGAACAGGCTGGCAAGACGGCGCTGGTCAACCAGTTCATGCAGGAGCAGGGCTACCCGTTCCAAGTGGCCCAGTTCCTCGCGAACATCGCCACCGGCACAGGCGCTCTCTCCGGCTCGACCACGGCCACCACGCAGCCCGCACCGTTCTTCTCGGATCGCCGCCTGAAGCACGACGTCAAACGCATTGGCAAGACCGACGACGGCCTGCCGATCTACAGCTTCAAGTACAAGGGCGACGAGAAAGAGCAGACCCACGTTGGCTTCATGGCCGACGAGGTGGAGCAGGTCAAACCGGAAGCTGTCGGCGTCCACCCCACCGGTTACAAGACCGTCGACTACGAAAAGGCCACCGAGAAAAACAGCATGGGTGGCGGCGTCTCTCCGCAGCGCTCAGGTGAGGCATTCGCTGATGGCGGCGTTGCTGGTCCGTACGGGTCTCCAGCAAACTCCCAGCCGAACTTTGGTGGGTACGTGCCGCAGGCCAATCTTCCGGTTGGTGAACTGATCGTGGCCGACCCGGCCTATGCAACCAATGCACAGAAATCCATGGCCCAGCAGCTGGCGTCTCTGGCAAGCCTTGGAGAGAGCGCTCAGGAGATTGAGGGCACGTGGAACTGGGCAAAAGACAAGTGGGGCGCTGAAGGCAAGAAGGAAGCTGTTGGAGGGGGAGAAACTGGACGCGGCGTGTCCGCGCAGGCCTATGGCGGTGCCGTCGGTGCGCAATACCTCAAGCCACAGCAAGGCGGCGTGGCCCCCAACAGCGAGAAGAGCTACCTGACCGACACGCTGGCCAGCCAAGACAAGAGCGACAAGCCAAGGCTGGACGCTCCTCCGGGCGGCGGTGGCGGCGGCTCCAGCCCGGCTGGTGACATCGCAGCTCTCGCCAAGGTCGGCCTTGCCATCGCAGGTATCCCCATGCCCTTCCGGTATGGCGGCGCTGCAGGATATGCTGATGGCGGGTCTCCGATGAGCGACGAGGAGCGCATGCGTCGCCTCAAAGAAATGGAACCCCGCGCCGCCACAGGGCTTCTTCCTTCTGGGCGCGTTCCAGAAGCTGACAGAATTGGCGCTCCGATTTCTTACCCATCAGGCGTCGCAATGAAGAGCGATTGGCAGGATGCGCCCACGGTAAATCCACTTCAGTACAGCCAAGAAACTGGAATGGTTCGCGACCCAGACACGAAAAAATATCTCTATGATGACCGCAGGGCATACAGAAACCCTGCTGGCGGCATAGAAATTTCGCAAGGGGACGAACTGAGCGCTGCGCGCAGAGACATCGATGCTTCCCAAGAGCGCCTGAGACAGCAGGCAGAAAACGTTGACGTACCGGCTGCAAGGTCAGCTTACGACGAAGCTGCCAAAAGAATTCTTGAGAGGAACCAGTATGCGAACCCTCAAGAAATTCTGACCGATGAGTACAAGGCCGTGCAGGACGCAGAGGCTGAGGCTCAACGCCTGCGCCTCTTTGAACCTATTTCTGGTCGCCGTGGTTACGAACCTCCGATGTTCAGCGGTGCTGGCGTCGTAGGGAATGCTGAAGGGAGAATGCTCTCTGGAACGGGCCTCATACCTGCAGCTGGGACGCCATTTGAGCCGATCAGGCAGGCAGCCGGGACACCGTTCTATCTGGAACCCCGACAGGCTGCTGGCACGCCCTTCCCAGAAAGAGGCCTGATCGGTCCGCAGCCCCTGCAGGCCGCTGGAACCCCGTTCCCACTCAGGGAAGCGGCGGGCACGCCATTCCCGCTTCGGCAGGCCGCTGGTACGCCGCTCCCGATGTCCCCCCTTGCGTCGTCCCCGCGCCCCGTGGCGCGTCCGGAAGGCTTGGGTGTTGCGGCTGTCGAACAGCCCGTTGAGCGCGCACCCACTGGTGTTGTCGCGCCGCAACCCAAGATGGGACCGGTTGTTCCTTATGGCAAGCAGCTGGACTTCATCACGTACGAGCTTCAGAAGCCCGAATACAACGCATATCCTGCACAAAAATACGCAACCCCCGGTCAGGCTGCCATTGCTTTTGATGAAATCTACGAAAAGTCAGGTGGTCAAGGAAACGACATCGCCGTTGCGAACGCTGAGGATATCTACAGCGCAGCGCAAAATGGAGACCTGTCTGGGTTCCCGCCGAACGTTCAGCAGGCGTACCAGCACTTCATCGACAACGGCATGGACCCCATCCAAGCGTCTGGTGCGACTGGCCGCCTGATGGTCGAGAGCTATGCACACATGGACCCCAACGCCAGAAACACACTTGGCGGTGGAAACGGAACCTACGGCATCGCTCAGTGGCGCGGCGACCGCATGGAAGAGCTTGCCAGCTTTGCCGGTGTGCCTATGGACGCAATTACTGGTGCTCCGATCTCCACGCCTGAAGGGCGGTACTTCCCGAGCGGCGGTGTGGGCGCTGGCGCATCCCTCAGCACAAGAGGGCAGCGCGAACCCCAAGAGGGTGGCCTTGGTCGCGGCATGCTAACGCCGGACAAGCCATACGAGGACCGCACCACTGTTGGAAAAATGTTCTACAACGAAGACGGAACCCTGAACAAGAACGCGCTTCTCTCCCTTGCTTCTGGCATCGGCGGGATGCTGTCTTCGCCCAGCCAGTTCTTCCTGCCGTCTCTGGGCCTCGGCCTGCAGGGCTTTGCTGGAACCTATGCTGGCCTTGAGAAGCAGGCTGCTGATATCGGTCTGACAAAAGCCCAAGAGCGCCAAACGCAGGTCTTGGCTGACAAAGATCGCTTCATCGAGTTTTCAAATGGCCGCGTCCTTGTCAACTTTGGGGATGGAAGGCCAGCTGTCACGCTGCAAGACTACCTTCGCAGCCCTCAGGCCTACTCCACGGGCGACCCACAGCTTGATCAAAGGATCATGGAGGCTGCGCGGGATCAGGCTGCGTCGAGCGGCATTACGGTTGGTGGCTCCACCGAAGCACCGACCGGTGTACGCTTCAGCGATAGCTCTCGGAACATCATCGACCAGCAGAACGAGTATGTTTCGAGCGATGTTGGCTTTGGTGCGTACGGAACAAATACGGCGGAGGCTGCGAGGCTGGTACAGGAAGCATCCAATCTCGGAATGTCCGCGATGAACGGAAAGGCTTCCAGCAACGAGCTTGCCAAGACCGTGGCGGGGGCGATTGCGGCTGGAGATTTTGGAAGCCTTCAGGGTCAAACGACGATCCTTGAAAACATCCTGAGGCCGCTGAATGCTGTCCTTACAACTGCTGGGATAGAAGAAATCACGCCGATCAATGGCACCATCACCAGCCAGCAAATCCTTGACAAGCTGGGCATAATGCGTGCTGGCGCGATGACGCCAGAGCAGCAGCGTGCAGCATCCGTTTTTGAGAGGTTTGTTGAAACGAACCCGACACTTCAGATGACTGAAGATGCCGCTGCTGAGATAACGTCCGCCCTGCAGATGTCCCACCAAATGGATATCGACAGAGCGCAGTATTTCAACTTCCTGCAGAGCCGGTTGCCTGCAGGTTACAACCCGTACGCCTTGGCCGAAGGCTTCAACAGGGAGTACACAGAGACCCTGCAGCAAGAAAAAAGCCAGCTTTCTGAACTCTACAAAATGGCCGCCGACACGACACCCATGAACAATGGGCGCACGCGCGGTGAGATCGTCATGGAGTTCATGAAGGATGTGAACTCAGGGGCTTTGGATCAGGCGACGGCTCAGGAAATCCTCACCGGTCTTCTGAAGCAACAGAACATCGATGCGTCTCCGATACTGGCGCGTTGGTTTATCAGGGGGACTTGAGTTGGCCGATCTGGACTGGAATGCGCCCACCGGCGCGAAATCGGATAGCATCCGCTCCAAGTACCCTGAAATCTTCGGAGGCGGCGCTGCAGCCCCTACGGCTGGTCCGCCACCCCCACCCCCTCCGCCGCCGGGCGGCGATACCGCTGTGGTCGAGACGCCCGTTCCCGCTCCCTCTGCCTCCGCCCCCGCTTCTGCCGTTGCGGCCCCAGCTAGCCTGCCTAGCGGAGAGTACTGGAAGCTGGTAGCCTCCAATGTACCTGAGGGCCTTGAGAGACTTGGTTCCGGCCTCGTTCAAGCGGGGCAAAGCCCAATTGAGACCGCGAAGGCCATTGGCGGACTTGGCGCTGACCTCGCTGTCGGAATGGGATCAAAAGCTATAGACGCGGTCGGAAACGCGACAGGCTACGGCCCCATCCTTAATCAGAAAACTAAGGGCGCGCGCG